GGGGTGTGGATATCAACATTGCCAAGGATCTGCTCAAGGATTACAAGGCACTGTTCTACACCACCAAACGTCACGACCCACAGAATGGCCACCGTTTCCGGATCATCCTGCCCACCAACTACGTGTTGCATCTCGACAAGGTGGACTACAAGCAGTTCATGCGAAATCTGTATGACTGGCTTCCCTTTGACGTAGATGACGGTACAGGCCAACGGGCACGCAAGTGGCTGGCTCATGCCGGCCACTATGAGTACACCGACGGTGAGTTGCTGGACGTTCTTCCGTTCATTCCCAAAACCACCAAGAACCAGGAACTGCGTCAAGCCATAAACGAGACCAGCAATCTGGACAATCTGGAACGTTGGTTCATCAACAACACCGGAGATGGCAACCGCAACAATCAGTTGCTCAAGTTTGCCATGGTGCTTGTGGATGCCGGGAACGACTTCAATACCGTGCGTCAGAAGGTGCTGGAGTTTAACAACAAGCTCCCGGACAAGCTGGAAGAACAAGAAATCATGAACACCATCATGGTCTCTGCCGGCAAAGCCATGGCACGCAACCACGCAGCTTAACAACAGGGGGCCTGCGGCCCCTCTGTGAAACTTAACAAAACAAGGCCACTAACTATGTCCGAAACTGTCAACGACCACCTGGTACTCCTCGGTGGTTCCTCTGCGGCCGGTAAATCCGCATCCCTCATGGGCTTTCGTAACCCGGAAGGTGTCTGGTACTTCAACTGTGAAGCAGGCAAGAAACTCCCATTCCGAGCCAAGTTCCGTGAATTTGTGATCACCGATCCCATGCAGATTTACGAAGGTTTCCAGGCGGCTGAAGACGATCCAACGTGTCACACCATTGTGGTGGATTCCCTGACGTACCTGCTGGACATGTACGAATCGGTTTACGTCCTACCCTCCACCAACACCATGCAGGCTTGGGGCCAATTTGCACAGTACTTCAAGAACCTCATGCAGCAATACGTTGCACGGTCAACCAAGAACGTGGTGTTCATCGCGCACACCATGGATACGTTGAACGAATCCGAGCAAATCCGTGAAACCAAAGTACCGGTCAAAGGTGCCCTGAAGAACAACGGCATTGAGTCTTACTTCACCTGCGTCATTGGCGCCAAGAAGCGCAAGCTCAAAGACCTTGAGTCCTACGGCTCCGACCTGCTGAACATTACAGACGAAGAAGAAGCCCTGGGCTTTAAATATGTCTTTCAGACCAAGCTCACCAAAGAGACCGTGAATGAACGTCTCCGTGGGCCACTAGGCCTATGGGACACCAAAGAAACCTTTATCGACAACAACATGCAATCTGTCTTTGACCGATTGAAAGAGTACTACGGCTAATCCCTAACCCCGCCGTACTGCTTTGAATACCCAACCAAACCAGAAGGAAATACCCATGAGCCTACTATCAAACCTTGCAAAGACCGCTGACGAAACCATCAACAACGAGAAAGATACTGTTGGAGGTGGTGGCGTCCTCGACTCTGCCTTGTACCCGGCTACCATCGACATTGCGTACCTGGAGAAGAAGCAGAGCGGTGCTCTGTTCCTGAACGTGCACCTGAAGACGGACGACGGGCGTATGCACCGTGAAGGCCTCTGTATCGCCTCGGGTGATGCCAAAGGCAACAAGTCCTACTATGAGAAAAACGGTCAACGTTTCTTCCTGCCAGGCTTCAACCACGCCAGCTCCATGGCACTGCTGTCCGCCGGTAAAGAACTGGCTGAGATGGATACTGAAAAGAAAACCATCAAGCTGTACAACTTCGACGCCGGTAAGGAAATGCCACAAGACGTAGATATGGTCACCGATCTGGTCGGTCAACGCATCATCGTAGGTCTGCAGAAGCAGATCGTGGACAAGCGTCAGAAGAACGACCAGACCGGTACCTATGAAGCCACTGGCGAAACACGTGAAGTGAACGAGATCGACAAGGTCTTCCGTGAGCGTGATCGTCTGACCACAGCCGAAGTCCGTGCCGGTGCCGAGGAAGCCACCTTCTACGCAACCTGGGATGCCAAGTGGACCGGTCAGGTACGTAACAAGGCCTCAGCCGCTAACGACGCCAACGGCGGCGGTGTAGCCGGTGTACCCAAGGCCGGTGGCAGCACCAAGCCGAAGTCCAGCCTGTTCAGCTAAACCGCACATCCAAGGCTGCTTCGGTAGCCTTGGTTTTCTCATTAAACCAGAGGACACTCAATGTCTAACGATCAAGTGATTGAAGATCAGATTGAAGCCAAGGGCCTCAATGCCCCACGCATCAGTCTGGCTCACGTACAGTCTATGATGCTTCGAATCGGTTACCGGTATGAACAGCCTGAAGGTACAACGACAACATTCTGTCACGCGTACCTCGACGGTGAGTTCTACCTGGGCACTGGCTTCTCTGCCTGTGTCTCTCCGGAAAACTTTAACGCAACCATTGGTGAAGAGGTTGCCGGTAAAAAGGCACGCGCCATCGCCACCGACAAACTCTACGAGCTGGAAGGGTACCGCTTATGGCAGGAGATCAAATGAGTAACCGCATCCAAAAGTATCAGTGCATCAAGCAAGTTCATGCCGAACCCATGACCTACGGAGCGTTTAAGATGAGCGTCCGTAACGTCCGGGATGTAGGCAAGATGAACCCGGCCGCCCCGGGGTATCACGTGATCTATGCCAAAGGCACTGCCGAGGAATACCACTCGTGGTCCCCCAAAACTGCGTTTGACGAAGGCTACATCGCCATTCCGGAAAGTAAGGCGGAACAGGTCAAAGCAGGCATGAGGTCTGCAGCAGGCTCCGTATCATGAGTCGAGGCATACCGGTATTAGGTATGGATCCGTCCATGAGTAATTGGGGCCTTGCCTGGGGGATTTATGACCCATCCGATCAAACGCTTAGCATCAAAACCGTGGACGTTATTAAACCAGTCACTCTCACAGGTAAGCAGGTTCGGCAGAACTCCAAAGACCTTGGACGTGCTTACGACCTGTTTACAGGTGCACTCGCTGCCACCGAAGGAGCAACGGCTGTTTTTGTTGAAGTCCCTGTGGGTAGTCAGTCTGCCCGCGCCATGGCGTCTTACGGTATTTGCTGCGGGATTCTTGGTGCTCTACGGGCCAGCGGTATCCCATTTTTTGAAGTCACACCCAACGAGGTCAAATTGGCGACCGTGGGAAAGAAAACGGCCAGCAAAGCTGAAATCATCCAGCGAGCGGTCACCCACCACCCCAGAGCCAACTGGCCTATGCAAACCAAGAACGGCGTTACCTCACCCGTTGCCTCCAAAGCCGAGCACATGGCAGACGCCATCGGCGCCATTGAGGCCGGGATAGAGCTACCGTCCTTCCAACAACTTCTCCAATTCTCAAATGTGGCCTAGCCACATCACAAGGAAACCAACATGAAAGTACAAGTCATTCTGGATCAAGACAGCATCACCGAAGCGATCCGTGATTACGTTGCCAAAAATGGCATTGCCACTCCGGTACAGGACGTCGAGTTTACCGTCGCCCGTAAAGGCGGTACCTCAATCACAGCGGAAGTTATCCTGGGTAACGAAGCAGTCGTCCCACCCGAGCCGGTGAAACGTGAAGCGACAAAGCCCACCAACAGCGAACCTAAGAAGAAAACCAAGCCATCCCCTGAACCAGAAAAAGAACCTTCTGCTCCGGAAGTGACGGAAGCTCCTGCTGAAGAACCCAAAAAGGAACCTGAGCCAGCCTCGACTGAGCCTCCTTTTGAACCCGACGCAAAAACCGAGTCGGCCAATGACAGCACGGAAACCAAACCCACCAAAGAAAGCCGCAGCCTATTTGGCTAAGGGGTTTCCATGGACGTCATTAAGTTAATCGGAGTGGCGTTCATTTCTGCGTTGATCACCGCCCTCGCCTTCATGGGAGGGTTTGTTATCTCAGTCATAACGACTATCATAAGTACCGTTTTTACGGTGTTCCTGGCCTTTCTCGGTGTCTTTCTACTGATCTCAGAAAGTCGGGAATCCCGTAAAAACAAGTCGACACAGAAATGAACCGGAACCCCTGAATCGTTCAGGGGTTCTTTTAACGGAGTAGCTCATGCGATTAGCCCTACCCCTGGTACTCGTCATAGCCTTGACGGGATGTACCCAAGCACAAATCAACGACATGAATCGTGGACTTGAAAGACGACAAGCTGAACGTGCCCTTTCCGGTCAGCCCCGTAGTAAGGGTAATCCCTACAATAAATGGCAAACCTATCAAGCACCTGCACAGACTACCGGGTTTGTTCCTCTACCCCCTGTTGATATGAGCCCACCGCAATCGACCCCACGTACTTACATGATCAATACCCCTCAAGGTATTGAACAACGTACTTGTCAAAATACCAACAGCCCTTACAGCTATTGTTATTGAGTACATACAAAAAAGCCCCGGTCTCCCGAGGCTTTTTCGTGTTTACTTACCAGAGACTGAGCAGTCCTTTAATCGGAAGGATCTCTGTCAAACTTCCCGGGTAATTCAACGCACCTACTTCCAGCGGATTGGCTACATGTGGACCAGAGTCCAATACAGTAGGCAACCCATTGAAGTAGTTGTCGGCTGCTGCCATTGCCAGTCCTCGTGCTGGTTTATCCTGGAACAGTCGCAACAACACCTTCTGAATACGCAGGTAATACTTGGTGAAGTTCACAATCCCCGTATCGTTCAGATACTGCATCAGTTTGTGAGTGGGTACGTCATAGTTGATGAAAGCATCCGCAATCCGTTGAACCGCTGTCTCATGATCCAGTGGATCATTTTTACGGGTCGTCAGGTGCTGATACAAACTGTACCGGGCCACGAAGTCACTCATCTGCGTACCTTTAAACAGTATCTTGTACAGCGGTGTATCGTGAGCCATGTACGCCCAACGTGCGGTTGTTTTCACCGCAGAGGGTACACCCGCTGTAGCCGCATCCAACTTGCCTGCCAACCGTGATTTGAATGAGTAGTCATCACTCTCTGCATCAATGTCCTCCAGAATGGTCTGGAACATCCCTTCATCAATCAGACCTTTCACCGGGTTACGATCAATCGCATCTTGCAATTCCATCACCCGTTGTTCAGCTTTCGCTGTATCCGGAACCAGTCCCAGTGACAGTTCCCGCTCCAGGCTCATCAACTCGTCACTGTCCTCCTGGTATTGCAACAGTCCGTTGATTGCTGTTTTGTGCGTCTCGATGATCTTCCGAGGGTTCATACCGTTCCACACCAGAATGGATACGTTACTGGCAATGTTCCCCATCAACGTAGTCAGGTTCTTAATGACCCAGGCATCCTTCACTTCTTTCATCACTTCCTGCCAAGCATCCTCAAACCGACGTAAACGCAAGCCCGCTGTTTTACCCAGTAACCACTTTGATTCAAGCAGATCCACCATAATAGCTTCAACGGTATTCCGTTCAACGTCCGGTTTGTCAAACAGGTTGCTTACGCTCATCTTCCGGTAACCAAACACCATGTCAATTACATCAGCGCGTACCCACATGTCGTTCCCGTTCCACACATCCCGAATGACCTGTTTGGTTTCTGGCGGTAGCAGGTGGTACGTTTCACGTGCCTGAACATCATCGCTGTTTGGCCCCACCTTAATAAAGGCATCCGGACGTTGCTGATACTCCTGGTCGTGTTGATCTTTCAACGCCTGTACCACGCCACGGTTCTGATCCTTGGTGGCTGTTTTGTCGTACATGTGGCTGGCCATGGAACCCAGAACATCCTCTGTCCGGTTGTTCCGTTCCAGTAACTCGTCCTTGTTGGTTTCACTCATCAAGTACCGGTAATTCACAATATCCCCTTGGTTGTTGTAAACCGGAACCATGAAATTACCTTTTACGAGATCCGGGCTTACAGCACGACCCTGACGCACGACCTCGGGCACACGGAGGTAGTTCTTACCCGCCAATTCCCGGTTGGTCCGCTGGTTAACCCGGTGCACGTCTTGCTCAGTAATCAACCACTCACCACCGTGGATAGCGGTACCCTTTCTTCGCGTACCCGTGTAAGACATAGAACCCGTCACCTGGGCCTGAAGTCCACCGTGCGGCAGCATGTACAGGAAAGTCTCCGTTTGGTCTGGGTCGGCCTCATCGTGCACCAGTTTCTTGGGCATCTGGATCCAGCCCTGAGCAACCAACTCTGCACCTTCTTTGGCATCTGCAATTTTTACTTCACGATGCGGGTTGTAAATTTCCCGGGTGTACCCTTTCATAAAGGCGGTCTTGTCCCCGCCAAACAAGGTATCCAGTGCCTGTTTTTTCATGGCTTCGTGTAGCTTCAACGCGTACAAGGCACCGCTGGCCTTACCCCGTGGATTCTCACGACGTAAGACATCGGCAGTCACTTTACGATCATCCAGTTTGGTGTACTGCAGGGCATACAACGTAATCAACGGATCCAGTTCCGTTTCTGCACGGGTTGCCTGAGCATCGGTAACGCTTTGCGCTGTACCGTACATCCGAGCAATGTTGTGTGCGTTCAGGCTCATGTGCGGTCCACGTGCCTTGCCTGTGGCCATGAAGTAACCCAGTAACTTGGAATAGCTCATGTAATGGTCTGCGTGCTGACCCAGTCTGGCTACTTTAGTTTCCCGCGCCCGTATCTCCTGTGCCAGATACTGAGGATCGGACAGCATCCTCTCGACGCCTTCGGTACCGTAGTCGTTCAACAGGCTTGATACGTCTGGACGCAAAATCGTCCGGGTAAAGGCTTCACTTTCTGTCTTATCGAAAGAGACAAACTTTTTTCGTACATCCTTTTTCACGCTTTCATTAATCTGTTTACGCTCGCGTTCGTTGATCCCGGCCATGCGGATGAGTTTATGGAACTCCTCCGTGCTGTCAGTCGCCCCACGTAGCTCTGTAATCAAGGAG